AGAAGAATTATATAAGGTTCCAAAGGAGTATAGATATTATGGCTGACAAAAGTAAATTAAAAGGTTTAAGTGACAAATATAAATCATTAGGATCATTTCCTACAACAACAGTGAATAAAAATTCACCTGTAAAATTTAGCTCGGCATTAAAAGATATGCCAAAACCAGCACCAACAACTGTTTCAAAAGTTGCTAGCAGTATTTTTAAAAAATCACCTATTGGTAGAATTGTAGATACAGCAGTAAAAGTAGGTGCAGGTGCAGGCGCAGGTTACGAGTATGCTAAATCAAAATTAAAAAACGAAGACAAGAAAAGCGAAGACGTCAAAGTAGATAAAAAAGCTACAGGTGGAATGGCTGACTACATTAAGGATTTACTATGAGTAAAAGAGATAAAATTAAAAAAGCTATTCCTATGGGAGCAGCTTTATTAGCATCTAACTATGTTGGTAAAAGAGCAGGTGAAGCGGATGCTACTTTAAACGCAGCGAAGAGAATCACAGGTATAGGTGAATTTGAAAAACCTCCTGCATTTGGATTTTCTATTAGTCCTGAAAGCAGAGTTAAATCAATGTTGAATTTATCTTGTGGCGGAATGGGCAAAGCAGTAAGGGGCGGAAAATTTATCGGAGTTAAGTAATGTCCGATAAAATGTCCGATAAAAAGCCTAAATTCAAAATAGGACCTAATATAAATATTTCTAAAGGTTCTTTTAATCCTGATCCTAAAGTTAAAGTCGAAACAGAAAATAGATATTATGGTGTTAAAGGTGAATATAACATCATTGATACTGATACAACTAATTTAAAAATTACTGGAAGCGTAGGCAAAGGTTCAGGTAGAGCTGATGTTGAACATCCTTTTGGTAAAGATACTTTTAAAGGACAAGGATCTTTCGATAAACAATTTGGAATTAAATTTACAAAAAAGTTTTCCAAAGGCGGTTCAGTTAAAGATTACATAAAGGATTTATTATAATGGCTGAATCATCTTTACAAAAATTATATAATAATAAAGGTGACACAGAACCAACATCTTCTGTTCCATCAGATTTTGAATACAAAGAAAAATATGAACCTTCTGCAACGCAAGGAATCGTAGGACTCGCTTTAGCTGGTGCCGGAGCCGTGGCTCTTAGAAACCCGATTGCTAGAGCCATTAACAAAACAATCAAACTTAAACCACCCAAGCTCCCCGAACCAACGCCCAGTAAAGAAGTTGTTGATGAAGTCTCAGGGATTTTAGCGATTGCTCCAAACAGAACAGAACGAGCTCAACAGTTAGTTAAGCAATCAGCAAAACAAGCTGAAGCAATGGCTATTATGGAAAGATCTAAAGAACTTAAAAAAATGGCTTATCATAATCCACTATCGTTTGGTGGAACTAAGAAAGACGGTATAGGTTCTTCGTTATGGGATTTTATTGCACGACACCCTATCGATACTGCAAGAAAACCTAAAGATTGGATTAGAGATTTTCAATCAAAAGGAATAGGTAATTTTAAAACAGGTAATCCTGATTTTAAAATGATTGATCAAGGTATTAAACGAGATGAGTTATGGGACTCTAACTTATTGCAATTAGACAAAGATGGTCGAGTCGTAGGTGGCTTTTTAAAATATGCTGATGAGAAGAATCTTCCATTAACTAAAATGGATTTATTATATATTGTAAACAAAGCTCCTGTTAATAAACTTGTTACAAAACGCTTCTCAACTAATCCTAAACTCGCTGATGAAGTTCAAGATATGAGTAGTAAGATCACAAATGCATCTTACAATTTAGAATCTAAATTATTAAGTCTACAAGCTAACTATGCTGGAGATGTAGCTAAACAAGAAAAGATTAAAGAAGCAATTACTTTTGTTAGAAATTTAAATAACAAAGAACAAATGAATGTTGTAAGAGGCACTGAAGAATCTTTACGACAAGGTATACATACTTCTTTTAATGAAGGCTTATTTAAAAGTCAGCTTAATCGATTAGGTCAAATTGATAAAGAGTTAAGAGACCTAGGTGTTGAGGTACCTGCTTCTTTTGCTGAAGAATTAGTAACTATACAAAACGCTAATCAAAATTTAATGAGAAGAGCAAGTTTATTTTCACAAGAAAATAAACTACCTAGATATGGTAGTCACGGAGACTATAGAAAACACGGTGGTTTAAGTTATCACGAAGATGTAGTTTATTATCCAGAAAAATTACCTTTTGGTATGCAATTACCTGAAGGATATCAAAAGCACTATAGTTCTCTACCTAATCAAATTTATCATGTAAGATATCAATATCGTCAAGGAGCAAATCCTAATCAAAGAATTATTTCAATTGATGAAATACAATCAGACTACCATCAAAAATTACAAAAAGAAAATCCAATAAGGGATAAAGTTGTAAACCCATTTGGAGCAGAGGTTGAGTTTTTTTCATCAAACAGAAAACTAGAGGGTTTATTAGATGAGATGAAACAAATTACAGACAAAGGTCGTAATATGACTAAAGAAGATATAAGAAAATATTATTCTTTAGAAAATGATTTTAATGAATTAAAAAAGAATACATTAAACTTAGCAAGTATTACCGAAAGAGATGTTTCTTTAAAACAAGATGCAATTCCATTCTTACCTTTGTATGGAAAAGAAAACTGGGGAGTGCACGCTATTAAAAATACAATTAAACAAGCAGCTCAAAGAGGAGATGCGGATTGGGTTGTAATAAATCCTGTTGAACAAATACATCATTTAAAAACATATGGTGGAAGAAACAGATTTTTAGGTGACTTAGAATTTTATGGAACAAGCACAGGTAAAGCAGGTTTTAAAAACTATGGAAGAAAACAAAATGTTGTAACGAGAGATCCAGAAGATAGAACCGATACATCAGCAACAAAACTAATTAAAGATTTAACAGATCCTAAAAAAGAAGCTACTATTCCTAATGTGATGAAAAAATTAGCAAGACAATACAATTCAGAGGTTAAAACTATTGAAGTTGCTAAATCAGATGTTAACAAACCTTTTAAAGTTATTGATACTAGAGGAACAGAAAAAGCAAAAGACTTTGGTTTAAAACCTGATGATGTATCAGATCATAGAGCAGCTTTTGCTAGTAGAAAAGATGCAGAGCTTTATTTAGATCAATTAAATCAAAGTAGTAAGTTTTATATTGATATGATTCCTGAAGGAGATCCAAGACTATATTATAAAGCTTTTGGTATAAAAATCACTCCTGAAATGAAAACTAAACCTTTCAAAGCTTACCAAGAAGGCGGTCTAGTCGTAAATATATTTGCATGATATTATAATTCTGTTATAACAAAAAGGAGATATATATCATGGCAAGCAAAAAACTAAAAAAAGCTTTAATTGCAGGTTTAGCAGGAGTAGCAGGAGCTAAAATGCTAGGTGCTGCGAATAAAGCTAAAATGGCTGCGTCTGCAGTTGATACAGGTGATCTTGGTTCTGAAATGGCTAACGACACTGCATTAGCAATGGGTGCTAGAAAAAATATGGAAGCTGGTATCGCGGCTAAAAAAGCTAGAGACGCAAATTCATTTTGGGGAAAAACTAAATCTTTTTTAAAAGATGAAATTTTTACTACCGATCCAAAAACTAAAGTTAGAGATATGTTACCTAAAATGGGACCTAGATCTTCTGAATCTTTTGGTCTAGATCCTTATAGTGCTAAAACAGGTAAAATGATTAAAGCTAATAACGGAACTATGGTTTTAGCTAGAGGCTGTAAGTTAGGAAGAAATAAAAGAACTATCATAACATAACAATGGCTGAAGTAGAAAAACAAAATGAACTTCCTGAAACTGAAGAAGTGGAAGAAGAAGTTGATGTAGAACTTGAAGGTGAAGATGTTCCTGAAGAACAAGAATCACCTGAAGAAGACTTTTACAGAAACTTAGCAGATGAAATGGACGAGAGAACTCTCGGACGAATTTCTCAAGAACTTATTTCAGATTTCAAAAAAGATAAAGTTTCAAGAGGGGATTGGGAACAAGCTTACACTCAAGGTTTAGACTTACTTGGATTCAAGTATGTACAAAATACTAGACCTTTCCAAGGTGCAAGCGGTGTTACCCATCCTCTTTTGTCAGAAGCTGTTACACAATTTCAAGCACAAGCATACAAAGAATTATTACCAAGTGATGGACCTGTAAGAACTCAAGTTATAGGTGCGGATACACAAGAAGTTTCACAACAAGCAGAAAGAGTTAAAGATTTTATGAATTATATGTTGATGGAACAAATGGAAGAATACACACCAGATACAGATCAATTATTATTTTATTTACCATTAGCAGGATCTGCATTTAAAAAAATTTATTATGATGAAATTAAACAAAGAGCAGTTGCTAAATTTGTACCTGCTGAAGATTTAGTTGTTCCATATTATGCAACAGATTTAAAAGATTGCGAAAGAATTACACACATTGTTAAGATGTCAGAGAACGATGTACTTAAACAACAAAAAGCAGGATTCTATAGAGATGTAGAATTATTACCTAAACAACCTGAAAGAAGTCCAATACAAGATAAGTTGAACGAATTAGAAGGTGTTAAACCTGCTGGAGAAAAAGAATATCAATATAATATTTTAGAAATGCATATTGATTTAAACTTAAATGAGTTTGAAGTAGAAAATGCAGAAAAAGAAGTTAAATTACCTTACATCGTATCTATTGATGAAGGTTCAGGAGAAGTTTTATCTATTTATAGAAATTATAATCAAGATGATGACACTTATCAAAGAAAAGAATACTTCGTACATTACAAATTTTTACCTGGTTTAGGCTTTTATGGCTTTGGTTTAATTCATATGATAGGTGGATTATCACGATCTGCTACTCAAGCCTTAAGACAATTGCTTGATGCAGGTACTTTAGCAAACTTACCTGCTGGATTTAAGTCTAGAGGTATCAGAATTAGAGATGATGACCAACCTTTTCAACCTGGAGAGTTCAGAGATGTTGATGCTCCCGGTGGAAATATCAGAGATCAGTTTCAAATTTTACCTTTTAAAGAGCCAAGTGCTACTTTATTCCAACTTTTAGGCTTCGTAGTACAAGCTGGACAAAGATTTGCAGCGATTGCAGACATGCAATTAGGTGAAGATGCTCAAAATAGAGCTGTTGGAACAACAATTGCTCTCTTGGAACGTGGTTCGAGGGTTATGAGTGCTATTCACAAGCGATGTTACTATGCAATGAGACAAGAATTTAGACTTTTAGCAAAAGTTTTTGCTGATTATTTACCTCCTGTGTATCCATATGCAGTTACAAACGCAGATAGATTTGTAAAATTACAAGATTTTGATGATAGAGTTGATGTAATTCCTGTTGCAGACCCAAATATCTTTTCAATGTCACAAAGAGTAACTTTAGCAAACGAAAATTTAAAAATTGCTATCTCAAATCCGCAAATGCACAACTTAAGAGAAGCTTACAGACGAGTTTATGAAGCTTTAGGAACAAAAAATATCGATGCATTACTAAAACCAGAAATAATGCCTCAACCTGAAGATCCTGCAACTGAAAATGCTAAATCATTACAGATGCAAATGTTAAAAGCGTTTCCTGAACAAGATCACGATGCACATATTATGGCTCACAGAGCTTTTATGGCTACAAGAATGGTTCAAATTAATCCAATGGTTTATGCTTTACTACAAGGACACATATCTGATCACATTGCATTAAAAGCGCACGGTGAAATTGGTGATATGGTACAAAATTCACCTGAATTACAAGCACAAGCACAAGCAGATCCTCAAGGATTTCAAGTTTTATTTAATTCTTTGGTAGCTAGAAAAGTTGCAGAGATCACTGCTCAACTTGCTCAAGAAGAAGCAGGTGGTCAAAAAGAAGATCCACTAGTTGCATTGAAACAAAGAGAATTAGATTTAAAAGCTATGGATATGCAAAGAAAGGCTATGGAAACTCAACAAGACATAGAAAGAAAAGCTATGGAGTTTGAAGATCGTATAGACCTTGATAAAATGAAATTAGAATCTGCGGAAGATCAAGCTGCAGAACGAATTAGAATTGCGGAGGAGAAAATGGATATGAACGAAAGAATACAAAGAGAGAGATCTAATGCCGCTAAACGACAAAGGTAAAAAAATTTTAGCTTCAATGGAGAAGCAATACGGTAAGAAAAAAGGTAAAACTGTTTTCTATGCTATGGAAAATTCTGGAAAATTAAAAGGAATTAAACAATTAAGAAGAGGAGGTTCTCCTAGTGAAGTTTCTGGATATGAAGCTGCATTATCTAGTGAACCTGGAATAAGCACATATTCTGACAGACAGACTTCATCAGTTAATTCAAGCGCAGGAGATGGCGGTGGTGGATCACCACAAGTAAATACAGGAGCAAAAACTACAGGTTCAACAGGAACTTCAGGTGGAGGTCCTGGACTATTAAACATAGGTAGAACTATTTTAACTATGAGTGCAAGTAAGTTATTTGAAGCACCAATCGGATTATTAACTGCAGGAGCTAAAACAGTTAAAAATCTCACAACTGATTTAAAAAATAAACCAACTTTAATGTCACAAAAATTTGTAGATACAGGTGATGAAGCTTTTTATAAAAAACCTAACTATACTTTAGGAGCTAATAACAATAGTGGAGATAATAACCCTTCTCTTTGTCCAGATGGAACAACACCTCCTTGTAAAACACCAGTAACACAAATTAAAAATCCTGTATCAACACCTAATCCATTTTTATCTGGTTTTAAAGCTTATGATGATGGTGGAGAAGTTGTGATATCATCTAACGTAGATAAAAGTTTATTATGATAAATAAAAAATTAACAACAACAGTTCCTCCTAAAAAAGGACCTAACTCACAAGTACCACCTGTTAAATTAAGTTGTGGTGGTATGCACAAAAACAACGGAGGTATGGGTTGTGGCTGTGATGATTGTATGAGCCAAGGTGCAAGAGGAACAAAACGTATTCAAGTTAAAGGTTTTAACTTTCAAGGAGTTAGATAATGTTTGCTTGGTTAAGAAGATTGTTTAAACCTAAACCATTCGAGCCTGTAATCTTTGAAAAGAAGCATTGTAATCATCACGAACAATTTAAAAAAGGCTGTGTGGAATGCAGAAGTTTAAATGTCAGTAATTAAATACGTTGGTAGTCAAATTGCTAAAAGAGTTTTAAAGAATAGACCAGATCTTCATAAAAAGTTTGATAAAATTATGAAAGAGGATGTAGATGTAACTATGTCTAATGAATCACAAATATCACAAGCACTAAGAATACTAAGGTCAGGTAAAATAGATAAAAAATCTACTGGTGGTGAGATAATTAAAGGTGGCGATTATATAAAAGATTTGTTATAAATCTTTAATGTTCGATCAACTTTCTAAAAAAGAACAATTAATATTACTTGCAGGTATTTTTGAAGGAGAAGGTTGGTTTGGCTTAAATAGAACTAACCATCCTACTTTTACTCCTACAGCTGTACTAGAAGTGCAAATGTCAGATGAAGACGTTGTACAAAAATTTCAAAGATATTGTAATACAAATAAAAAAATTCACTTTAAACGAAAAAGAAAAGAACACTACAAAGATCAATATCGTTTTACACTTTCAGGTAGCCGTGCTTTACAGCTTATGGAGGAAATGCTACCATATTTAGGTATAAGGAGAAAAGAACAATATTATGCCGTGGTTCAATCTATTGGGAATGGCCCTAAAAACTGGAGCCCACCTGTACTCGAACAAACAAAAGACGAAACAAGCAATGTCTGATGCTGCATTAAGAAATGCAGAAATGCAGGCTCGTGGAGAATTGGAATACAACGGTAAATTATTAGAAGCAAGAGAATCCGACTGGAAGGACGAATTTATTTTATTATTATTGTCAGCTCCTATAGTTTTGTTGGCTTGGGCAGTTTTTTCGGATGATCCAACTGCGATGGACAAAATGAAACTTTTCTTCGAATACTTTTCTCAACTACCATTCTGGTATCAGACAATTTTCGTAGGAGTAATCGCGAGCGTATACGGACTTAAAGCTACTGATTTAATCAAACGTAAGTAGTTGCATTTAAAATCCAAAGTGTTATAAGAACCTATGATTAGAGGAGACAGCTCAGATTATGAATTACTTAATAAATGGACTAAAGGATTTGATTGCCAAGGTTATAAATCTTGTGAGATTGGAGTTCGTGAGGGACTTGGGTCTAAGATTATCATGGATAATGTTATCAATAATTATATTCATGTGGGCGTTGATCCATATGGTAATTTAAAATACCAACATTATGATACTACAGGTGCGTATACCTGTGACTATACTGATGAGATGCGAGATACAATGTTAAACGATTTCTATCAATATAGAAATGCTGGTAAGTTTGTATTATGCAATATGACAGATACTAAATTTATGAATGACTCTGAACATAGATTTTCAGAGTTTGCATTTGTTCATTTTGATGGTCCTCATATGACTAAAGATGTTATAACTGAAGCAGTTTGGTTTGCTAATAGAACTGCACCTATTACAAGATTTGTATTTGATGATTATACTAAATATGAAATGCCTTTAATTGAAACTATATTAAAAAAATATGGTTTTAACTTAGCTGAACAAGGAAAAAATAAAATTTTATTAGAAAAAAATGAATCTTGATTTAGATACGTTACAAAGTATCAAACATTTCATTAATAAAAGAATTACCCAAATCAAAGAGGATTTGGTGTACCATGTAGACACAATCGACAGACTATCGTATTCTAGAGGGAAACTCAGCGCTTTAGAAACGCTGCTTCAGGATCTTAAAGACCTGCAGAGAAACGAGGAGAATGTCGATGACGATAATAACACCTGATTCCACTTTAGTTGGAGTCAATAAAGTAAATAATGGTGTCGCGCCTGATTCAAAAGAATCACCGATACCCACTGATCCAGCAGGGATCGAAAAATATCTTTCAGTAATACCAAAACCAGTTGGTTATAGACTTTTAGTTAGACCTTATGCGGGTCCTAAAAAAACTAAAGGTGGAATTTATCTTACTGATAATGCAAGTGAAACTATTCAAATGACAACCGTTGTAGGTTTAGTCGTTGAGATGGGTGATCTTTGTTATCAAGATAAAGAAAAATTTCCAAAAGGTCCTTGGTGTAAGAAAGGTCAATTTGTAATCTACGGTAGATATGCCGGTTCTAGATTTAAAACAAAATATGGTGAACACCGTATTTTGAACGATGATGAAATCATCGCAACAATAGATAAACCAGAAGATATTCTGCATTTATATTAAGGAGGAAACATCAAATGGCTGATGCACAAGAACAAGCTAAGATAGAACCTGAAGTTGAACTTGATTTAGACGATGTTAAAGAAACAGAAGTTAAAATTGAGGAACAACAAAAGGAAGAATCTAAAGAAGCCAACTTAAATGTTGGTGAAGTAGACTTAGGTTATACAGATCACGACAAGGAGCAACCAAAAGAAGAAGTTGTTGTTGAAGAGATCGAAGAACCTAAACAACAAACACAACCTACAGAAGATCCAGATGATTTAACTAAGATATCTGAATCTGTAAGGAAGAGAATAGACAAACTAACAAGAAAATACAGAGAAGCTGAAAGAAGAGAAAAAGCTGCTTTGGATTTTGCAAAAGGTTTACAGAAAAAGTATGACGATTCTGTAACTAAATATGATTCTGCAGATGAAAAATATCTGAAAGAATTTGACGCTAGAGTTGATTCTCAAAGAGAACAGGTAAAAAGAAAACTCAAAGAAGCTATTGAAAATAATGATGCTGAAAAAATTATGGAAGCTAACGATGAGTTAACTAGATTATCTGTTGAAAAAGAAAAAGCTAGAATTAAGATGGCTGATAGAGAAGCTAGACTTAAACAGCTAGAAGAACAGAAAAATAGCGTTAAAGAAGAGCCAAAATATACTCAACAAGACGTAGTACCAGCCGAGCCTAGTAGAAAAGCTCAGGATTGGGCGTCTAAAAACACTTGGTTTGGTAATGATAAAATCATGACAAACGCAGCAATGACTGTACACGAAGATCTAGTGGGTATGGGAGTTGATGTAGAGAGTGAAGAGTATTATAATGAGATTGATAAACGTATGAAGGAAAATTTCCCTCACCGTTTTCAATCTGAGCAACGAAGACCCGTCCAAAAAGTTGCTAGTGCTGGCAGAAGTCAGCAGGGACGTAGATCTGTGAGACTCACCAAATCACAGGTGGCTATTGCCAAAAAATTAGGGGTGCCACTAGAAGAATACGCTAAATACGTGAAGGAGGTACAATAAGTATGAGCGATAATATAAAAAGAACTTCACGCGCGTCAGAAGAAGTAAAAGAGGTTAGAAATAAACCTTGGACGCCACCATCATCTCTGGATGCACCACCTGCGCCAGACGGTTATGTCCATAGATGGATAAGAACCGAGAGTATGGGTTTTCAGGATACGGCAAACGTATCTAAGAAAATGAGAGAAGGTTGGGAATTTGTGAGAGCCGAAGAGATTAAAAATCAATTAGGTGATCACTCTTATCCAGTCATAGCTCAGGGAACTTACGCAGGTTTGATCGGGGTTGCTGGCCTTGTGTTGGGAAGGATACCTGAAGAAATTGTTAAAAGCCGTGCTGAGTATTTTAGAAAAATTACTCAAGATAGAGTAGACGCGGTGGACAACGATGTCATGAAGGAACAACGACCGGAGATGCCTATTAATATTAGTAGACAATCTCGCGTAACTTTTGGTGGAGGAAACAAATCCTAATGATTTGGTAAAATTCACACCGAAGTAAGTTAATAAAAATATATAGGAGAAAAACAATATGGCTAATACGGCTGAAAAATATGGTCTAAGACCAGTAAGAAAGTTAGATGGCTCTCCATTTATTAACGCACAAAACAGATATAGAATTGCAGCGAACTATGGTACGCCAATTTATCAAGGTGACTTGGTAAAACCTGTAACAGGTGGTGGAATCCAAAGAGCAGTCGCAAATACTTCTGATCTTGTAGTGGGCGTTTTTAACGGAGTATTCTACACAGACCCTACTACTCAGAAGCCGACTTGGAAAAACTATTATCCTGGAACTGTTAATGCTAGTGACATTGTCGCTACTATTATCGATGATCCAGATGTAGTTTACTCAATCGACTCTGATGGAGCGTTTGCAGTAGCAGACATCTTTAAAAACTTCGCAATAACAAACGCTGGCGGTAGCACGTTATCTGGAATTTCACAAGTTCAATTGGACTACAGTGTATCTGGATTAACAACAAGTGGTACTGTCCTTCAAGCAATTGACATTTCTCAAGACACGAGAAGCGACACTGCTGGAAGTGTGAACGTAGATGTATTGGTTAGAATTAATAACCACTTCTATGCTCAAGGCACAGGTATATAGGAATAGGAGAATAAATTATGGCTATATCACGATCACAACTAGTTAAAGAACTAGAGCCAGGATTGAATGCACTATTCGGCCTGGAATACAACAGATACGACAACGAGCATGCAGAGATCTTCATGGCTGAAGCTTCAGACAGAGCGTTTGAAGAAGAAGTTATGTTATCTGGCTTTGGCACAGCAGCAACAAAAGCTGAAGGTGCTATGGTCACATTTGACCAAGCTTCTGAAGTATATACTTCAAGATACACTCATAATACTGTGGCGTTAGCATTTGCTATCACAGAAGAGGCAATTGAAGATAACTTATACGACAGATTAGCGGGCAGATACACAAGAGCTCTTGCTAGATCAATGGCGCAATCTAAACAAATCACAGCAGCAAATGTATTAAACAATGCGTTTAATACAGGCGGAAGCTATAATGGAGGTGACGGTAAAGCACTTTGTACTACTGACCACCCATTAGCAAATGGTGGAACATTCAGAAATGAATTATCTACTGCTTCTGATTTGTCAGAAACTTCGTTAGAACAAGCGTTAATAGACATCGCAGCGTTCGTAGACGAAAGAGGATTAAAAATCGCTACTATGGGTAGAAAATTGATAATTCCAAAAGAATTACAATTTACTGCAGAGCGAATTATGAAATCACCTTTATCTACAACACCAGGTGGTTCTGCAGCGTTTGCGAAAAACGACATCAACGCAATGATGAACATGGGTATGATTCCAGAAGGTTACAGAGTTAACCATTTCTTGACTGATACTGATGCATTCTTCATTATGACTGATGCGCCAAACGGTTTGAAACACTTTGTAAGATCGCCAATTAAAACAGCGATTGAAGGTGACTTCGACACTGGTAACGTAAGATTTAAAGCTAGAGAAAGATACAGCTTCGGTTGGTCTGACCCTAGAGGAATCTTTGGTTCGCCAGGAGCGTAATCAATTTAATATAGGGGCGTAGTATTTACGCCCCTATACTTTACCCTTATAATGGAGATACTATGAGTTTTAAAAGCGATATTCAGGCTACAAGATCACAAGCAGGTAACACAGGTACTGCGGTTATTGAACAACCAATTAGATTAAGAGGAATTATTATTGCTTCAGATGGTGTTGGAGCAGGAGTTTTAGAATTAACTACAACTTCAAATACAGGTGACACACTTTTCATAGGTGATGTACCTAACGGTGATGTAATCAACTTTTCCTTTCCAGAAGACGGAATACTTTTTCCAAAAGGAATTTTTGTTAAAACAAAAACAAATGTCGCTGCTTACACATTGTTAACTGATAAATATTCAGGTCCTGGTTTAACAGTGTAGGTGTCTATGGATTACTATGCTGACTTAGGTATAGAGATCGAGGGTTATGCAAAAGGTGGAATGCCTGCGCGTAATAAAAAAAATTTCAGATCTACAAAATCTGGAGCAGGTATGACGGCAGCAGGGGTCCGTGCATACAGAAGAATGAACCCTGGGTCAAAATTAAAAACAGCTGTAACAGGCAAAGTTAAAAAAGGAAGTAAAGCAGCTAAAAGAAGAAAATCTTTTTGTGCTAGATCAGCAGGGCAAATGAAGATGTTTCCAAAAGCTGCAAGAGATCCTAATTCAAGATTAAGACAAGCAAGAAGGAGATGGAAATGCTAAAATTTTATGAATGTTTAAAACAAACTTTTAAAAAAAATATTCACAAAGAATCTAAATGTTATATTTGTAATAATACTAAGTATACTTGCAGTTTAATTACAACGGTTATTATAGGTATAATACTTTTTATCATCTAAACATAGGTTTATAATTAGCCTATGAAAATTTCTGAAAATACAAATATTGGTTTACCATTACGTAACTTAATTGGTTTGATTGCAGCCATAGTTATAGGCGCGTGGTTTGCATTTGGTGTAATTGAAAGATTAAATCGATTAGAGACAAAAAATCAATTGTTTGAAAAAGATTTACTAGAAGCTAGTATTCAAAAGCCTATTGACCAAGAGCAGTTCATGCTTCTTGAATACAATGCGAAAAAAATAGAAGAACACGAAGAACAACTTAAACAAAATGTTCATACAGGTGTTATGATTGATATGATGGAAAAGGAAATTGAAAAACTTAAAAAAGATGTCGAAAAACTTAAAGATCAAACAAGAGATATTAAGTTTAGTAATGGAAACGGAAACGGGCATTAATGCTGGAACTTTACAAGAATATGACTACACTTGTGAAGATTCTGAATGTGAGTGGAAACAAATAACTGAATATTGGAGGAAGTAATGTCTGATAGAGAAAAGATAAATAAAAATATGATGATTAAACATAGTTTAAAAAAAACTGAATCTCGAAAACAAATGAAATTTTTTCAGTACTTAAGAAAAGAAGTTGATATAGGTGCTGGTGGTACACAAAAATATGTTATTAAAAATGGACCTAACAAGGGAAAAATTGTAGGATGATACAAACAGTTATTGCACTTTGTTTATTTATAGGTGGAGAACTTGTAGAACACAGAATACAAGATAATTTATCTACCTGTTTAAAAATGAAAAGAGAAGCCACTAGAAATATGGATATGACTAACAAACAGTTTATGTGTGGTGAAGTAGAAGCAGAACTTGAAAAAAATATAGATGGTAGTAAAAGTATAAGTAAAATTATAAAACCAAAATAATGAACCTTACCCGTAACTTTACTCTTTCAGAGTTAATTAAATCAGACACAGCTATTCGTAAAGGAATTAATAATAATCCTAATGCGGGACAAATAGAAAAACTTAAATTACTTTGTGAAAATATATTACAACCAGTAAGAGATAGATTTGGAAGAGTTACAGTTACTTCAGGATATCGCTCTCCAGAATTATGTTTAGCTATTAATAGTTCAATAAATTCTCAACATACAAAAGGAGAAGCAGCAGATTTTGAATGTCCTGGTGTAGATAATGCAGAAGTTGCTGAATGGATACATAGGGAACTTCCGTATGACCAGCTTATCCTTGAGTACTACACTCCAGGAGAACCTTCAAGCGGGTGGATCCACTGTAGTTGGGTAGCAGAAGATAGAAGAGCTAGTTTTTTACACGCATTTAAAAAAGATGGACAAACTAAATATAAACCTATATTAGGTAAGGTAAAGGATTTAATATAATGGCAATATCAAGATCACAGATGACGCAACAAATAGATGGTAAACTTAGAGGAGCTAGAAAGAAAAAAGCACCTGCAGGTTATCACTATATGCCTAACGGCAGATTAATGAAAGATTCTGCTCATGCGAAAAAAAAGAAACCCAATAGCAGAAAAGCTTAGAAGTTTACTCTTTAGGTCTAAAGTGGTAAAATCTAAAAAGTTATATAACCGCAATGAAGAGAAGTTATACACTCTCAAAGTGGCCACTAAAAATTATGATGAAAAAGATTAAAGAAATAATTTGCAAGATTTTTAATATTAAGCAATGTGCTTGTAAAAAAACTAAAGTATTTTTGGAGGAAGGTATCTAATGGCTAAAAAAGGACCTTGTTGGGAAGGATACGAAATGGTTGGTATGAAAACTAAGAATGGTAGAAAAGTACCTAACTGTGTTCCTAAACCAAAAAAAGCACAAAAAGGTTTATCAGTTGATCACGCTAAATCACATAGACCAATTATGGAAACTGAAACTTCTGGTGAATATAAAAAAAGAAGTGAGTATTTTGGTAAATTTGTAAAACACGATTCAGCAGATATTGAATTATCTAACCCTAGCTTAGTATCTTATTATGGAGATTTACTAAAGTAAGTCATAGTGTTATTATACTATATCAATTAAGGAGTTTATTATGATGAAAATGGGTGGTGGGCACAAAGCCTACAAAATGACTGGTAAAATTGGAAAAGCTAAATACGGTAAGATGATGAAAGCTAAAACTGGAAAACTTACTACAGCTCAAAAAAAATTACCTTTAGAATTACAAGAAGCAATTAAAGCGTAAGGTTATGAAATGGCTACATCGGGAACTACATCGTTTAATATCACGATTGACGAAGCTATTGAAGAAGCTTACGAAAGATGTGGTGTAAGAACTAATTCAGGTCACGATATTAAATCTGCTAGAAGAAGTTTAAATCTTTTATTTTCTGAATGGGGAAATAGAGGAATTAATCTTTGGAAAGTAAAATCAGAAACATTAACTCTTGTAAACGGAACAGCAACTTACAATACACCAAGTGATTGTAATGATGTACTTGAAGCTGTTGTAACTACAACAGGTGGTACTCAACAAACATTAACTAAAATTTCTAGATCTGAATATATTGCTATTCCAAATAAGACTGATACAGGAACTCCTTCTCAGTATTACGTAAACAGACAAATTACACCAACTATAAGTTTATATCTGGCTCCTGATACGAGCGCCGTGACGAATATATTCTATTATTATCTTGCAAGAATACAAGATGCAGGAGCTTACTCCAATACAACTGATATGCCATTTAGATTTTATCCTTGTATGGTTTCAGGATTAGCATTTTATTTATCACAAAAAATTGCACTAGATAGAGTTCAAATGTTAAAAATGTTATATGAAGATGAATTAAAAAGAGCATTAGATGAAGATGGTCAAAGAACATCTGTTTACATCACACCTAATGTTTATTACCCACAAGGATCATAATGGCATACGCAAAAGGTAAATATTCACAATCCATATCTGATAGATCAGGACAAGCTTTTCCATATAGAGAAATGGTAAAAGAATGGAATGGTTCTTGGGTACATATATCTGAATTTGAAGCTAAACACCCACAACTAGATCCTAAACCACATATGGCAGATCCTGTTGCACTATGGAATGCAAGACCACAAAGAGCTGCACCTGTAACAGTTTATTTAGATCCTCAATATTGGGATGGACAATTTTTATCAAATGGAATGCAACCTGATACTTCTCCATTAGAAGAAAATAATAAAAGACAAGTAGGTACTAGAACAGGGAGAGTTACAATAGTAATATCATAATATGACCTTTGCTGAATTATTACAAAAAGTTAGAGATTACACTGAAGTAGATTCAAATGTATTAACTGATTCTATTTTAGATAGTATGATTAGAGATGCTGAACTTCGTATTTTTAGAGAAGTCGATGCTGACTATGCTAGAGAATATGCAACAGCAAATCTTAATATTAATTCACCTTACTTATTACTTCCTAATGTTACTGCTTCTTCTGGAGTAACTTCTACTAGAAGAGCTATTATTGTTAGGTCTTTTTTAGTTTATGATTCTTCTCAAAGTCCTACAACTAAAGAATATTTAGACAAAAGAGATACAACCTTTATATTTGAATATAATTCAACAGGAGCTACAGGAGTTCCTAAATATTATGCAATGTGGAAGGAAACTTCAGTTATTATGGCTCCTACACCAAATGCTCAATATCAAGTTCAATTAAGTTATATTTATACACCTGATCACTTATCAGCTACCAATACCACAACTTACTTATCTGATAATGTTCCTGATTTATTGTTTTATGCTACTATGTGCCAAGCCTATGAGTTTTTAAAAGGGCCGATGGATATGTACAAAGTCTATTCTGACAAGTATAATGTAGCTATACAAAGCTTTGCGTTAGAGCAAATGGGCAGAAGACGTAGAGATGAGTATATGGATGGAGTGCCTAGAGTTAAAATACCTTCGCCTTCACCAAATAATTAAAGATTTTAAACATTAAGGAGAAAAAACATTATGGCAA